AATGCTACGAGCGATACGGGAGATTCAGCCCGATTGGGTTGTTGGTGAAAACGTTGCTGGAATCCTCTCGATGGTACAACCCGGCAGTGAAACTGCGTTGGGACGTGAAGAATCTCTGTTCGGAGAGGTTGACCGAGAAAGAATATTGCATCAGCAGGAATACGTCGTCGAAACAGTGTGTAACGACCTTGAACGTGAAGGATATTCCGTCCAACCGGTTGTTATTCCGGCTTGTGCCGTCGGAGCGCCGCACAGAAGGGACCGTGTCTTCTTTATTGCGAGAAGAATACAAGACAATAACAACAACATCGGGAGTGGATATACTTGTAGATTCGGAAGATTTTCCGTTTCTGAATCAATGGAAATGGAAGATAAACAATTCAGGGTATGTTTACAGAACAATCAGAGCGAAAGAAGATGGAAAGAAATGGAAGACTATCTTGATGCACAGATTGATTTGCTGTCCGAAGGAAAACGAGGAAGTGGACCATATCAACAGATGCAAAACGGACAACAGAAAGCAAAATCTTCGGATATTAGCTCATTGGGAAAATCTTCACAATCGGAAGAAAGGTTCAGGAGTAAGGAAACCGAAGGGACGGAACAAATGGCATGCGATAATCTATGTGAACAGGAAAAGGATTCACCTCGGATTTTTCGATACAAAAGAGGAGGCGATGAATGCAAGGTTGAATGCGGAGAGAAAATTGTTGTCCACCGTGCAGACGCAGGGGTTGAAGGTATGCAACGAAAATGGGAAGACAACATTCTATCCGGTAGGGCTGCTCCCGACGCCGATGTCTACCGACATACACCATGCAAAACAGGTGAAGGATTTGAAAAATGCAGGTGCAAAAACGATGGCGAGTCGAAGAAACGGAAGCAATCGTCCGAACAGCCTAATGGATTTCCACGGAATGTTACCTACACCAACGACAAGTTGCCACAATCCCGGAACGGCAAAGGACCGGAAAGACGGCAGTCCCCGGACATCAGAACTGAATCATTTGTGTGCCCGCCTGATTGGGAAAACTTCCCTACTCAATCCCCTGTTTGTAGCCGAGATGATGGGATTTCCACCAGATTGGACGGTATTGCCTTTTCAAAGTGGCGGCAGGAATCAATAAAGGCATACGGCAATGCGATTTTACCACAGGTTATATATGAAATTTTTAGAGCAATAAATATTGTAGAAAATGGAAGAATGGAAAACTATTGAAGGTTATGATGGAAGATATGAAGTCAGTAGTCATGGACGTATTAGAAGCGTCAGTATGTTTTTAGGGAATCATATATATCATGGAAAGGTTTTATCTCCCACAATAGCGACAAATGGATATTTAAAAGTTAATTTAATATTAAGAGGGAAAAAGAAGACTTGTTTGGTGCATAGGCTTGTCGCGAAAGCGTTTATAGAAAATAGAAAAAATCTACCACAAGTAAACCATAAAGATGAAATAAAAACCAATAATAATGTTGACAATCTCGAATGGTGTAGCGAATCGTATAATTGTAACTACGGTAAAAGGAATTTTTTATTGATAGAGAAAACAAGGAAGCCTGTATTGCAATTATCGGTTGATGGGAATTTGATAAACAGATTTGAAGTTTTAAATGACGCCTCCCGAATCACTGGGATAAATGCCGCACATATTTGTGATGTATGTAAAGGGAAAAGGAAATTAGCTGGTGGATATGTATGGAAATACGCCACAAGTAATGTATGAGATATTCCTGGCAATAGAATCTATAGAAAAAGGCAAATAGTATGAACATCCATCAGACAGTCCCCCGCTCCGATTGCACCTCTTTCGCGAAATGTGGCAAGCATTCCCTTGCCTATTGCCGGAAGTACGGTGCATCCGAATGCGGTCTGTGCGAGATAGTGAAGCGGAAACCGAGGAACCGGGTGATGGTGGACGGTGTAGAACGCAAGGTATGTAGCCGCTGCAAAAGACCGCTTCTACTATTCTGCTTCTATGACAGGACAATCTATCGCAACGGAAAGGTGTATCACATCAAGACATCATGGTGCAAAATGTGTGTTTCGGAAGACAATCGGGAACGGAATAAAAGGAAGGAAAACAAATGAATATAAAGAAAATAAAGGAACATAACCCTCAATCCTTTTTAGACGATTTGAAACGGGTAAGAGAAATCATGGTCTATGCAGCGCATACCAACTCCTACTATAAGATTCTTAAACACGAATTGTTGAGAGATGCGGAAGAGAAAGCCATCACGTACTATATAACGGATTCTATATTCGCCAGAAAGCGTGATGTCATGGTAATAATTTAATCGGAAGAATATGCAACTGACAACTATCCCCGCTTTTAAATACTGGCTCCGGATACACGGTTTCCGCTTAGAATGGTTCGGTACCGGAACAAAAAACAATCCAATCAAGATTAAATCAAGAAAAAGGAATAAGCAATGAATAATGACAGGCAAAAGATTTTAACCGATTATATTTCCTACTTGTATACAACAAGTAGAACTTATGATACCATCGGCAAATATATCAAATATGTAACGGATTTCCTTGAAAGTGCCGAAGAAGTCAATCGCCGTGGTTATCTGGCTTATAAGCGTGAAAATGCCAATATTGGGGCACGTTATCCATTGATGAGTGAAGCCATTTGTGATTTATTATTCCACCTTAAAATCGGGTATAACCGTCGGGAAAAGAAAATAAAGACATTGGAAAGGCTTGATACCATTTCAGAAAAGAACAGGAAACTGTTGAATGATTTTATAGTATGGCTTACCGATAGCAATGATTACTCTTCGCATACTGTAGATATTTACCACACCTCTTTGAAACAATACTTTGAATATGCCAATGATATAAGTATGGAAAACTGCAAGAGGTTTATACGGACTTTGGAAGAGAAATCACTATCCCCGCAAACTATCCGTTTGCGTATCACCGCTTTAGAAAAGTTCTCGAAATGGTTAAAGAAACCGATAGAACTTAAAAGGCCTAAGATGAAGCGCAAGCTCGATGTAAACAACGTCCCGACAGAAGAGGAGTACAACCGCCTACTGGATTTTCTGAAAACGAAATCCAACAAAGATTACTACTTTTTTATCAAGGTACTGGGTACAACGGGCGCACGTCTATCAGAATTCCAACAATTCACGTGGGAAGACATAGCGGCAGGTGAGGTTACGCTTCGCGGTAAAGGTAATAAATACCGTCGCTTCTTTTTCCAAAAACAGTTGAGACAGGAAGCAATGGCATACATGAAAGAGGCTGGCAAAACAGGACTTCTCGCTGTTGGGAAATTCGGCCCGTTAACTCAACGAGGTTTTTCACAACATTTGAAAGCATGGGGCAAACATTGCGGTATTGACTCAAGGAAGATGCACGCGCACGCCTTCCGGCATTTTTTCGCAAAAATGTTCCTGAAAAAAAATAAGGATGTCATTCAACTGGCCGACCTTCTCGGCCATGGGAGTGTGGACACAACAAGAATTTATTTACAAAAGAGTTATGACGAACAAAAAAGAGATTTTAATCGAAACGTTACATGGTAGTGTGGCGCAGCTCAAAGAATTATCATCTATGACCGAAGGGATAGACATCTATGATGCCACCGGACATGTTGATACAAAATTTCTCATGGAAGCGCTATCCTGCGTCAATGCCTTCATGGACGCGAGCAATACGGTTGTTCAAAAAGTATCTTCACTGTTAGCGCCGGATGCTCCAACGGACGAAAAGAAAAAACAGGCTGATGAAGGTAAGAAATGGAATGTGGAAGATATACTGAAGCATTGTACACTTGAGGGGAATGTACTCAAACTTCCGGCGGTGCAGTTCAATAAAAAGTCTTATGCCGAGGCCAAGAAGTGGATTGAGGAAGCCGGCGGTTTCTGGCAAGGTGGAAAGGTGCAAGGTTTTACTTTCCCATTTAATGCGGAACGTGTGTTTAGTATTCTTCACGAGGGTAAGCGATGCAACCTGCAACAGGATTACCAGTTTTTTGAAACGCCGGCTGAGGTGGCGGACTGGCTGGTCATGCTTGCCGGCGGAATACATGAGAATGATACGGTACTGGAGCCGAGCGCCGGTCGTGGTGCTCTCATTAAAGCCATTCATAGGGCTTGTCCTTCCGTAACAGTAGAATGCTATGAACTGATGCCGGAAAACAGAGAGTTTTTGCATTCGTTGGAAAATGTGATACTACTTGATGAAGATTTTACAAAGGGCAGCGTAGGAAGCTATACCAAGATTATTGCCAACCCGCCTTTCTCAAACAATCAGGATATAGAGCATGTGAGAATGATGTATGAACATTTAGAAGCCGGCGGAACGCTCGCAGCCATTACCAGCCCGCACTGGAAATTCGCTTCGGAAAAGAAATGTGTCGACTTCCGCCAATGGTTGGAAGATGTACGTGGAGAAGTATTTGAAATCGGCGCCGGAGAATTCAAGGAAAGTGGGACATCTATAAGTACAATGGCGGTGGTTATTAATAAATAATTGAAACTAACAGTGATATGAAACAGACAGTAGAAGAAGCAGCCCGCACTCATTGGAGTGAAAGTACATATAATAAAGATGCAGAGCTTGCCTATGATGAAAGAGACTGTATAGCTATCAAGGCATTGGCAAAAGCGATTGCACTACGGGCATTTAAGGAAGGTGCAGCATGGCAGGCAAAGCAATTTCCGTGGATAAGCGTTGAAGAACAGTTGCCAGAAGAGGGGCAAAAAGTTTTTGTTTTGGTGATGTGTTATGGCACACCATGTATTCGAGAAGAAAAGTTTTGTAGAAATAGCAATTTAGATAAAAAGGGAATGTGGATTCACGGAAACAGTATCGTGCTGGCATGGTTTCCCACCCCCTCTTTCGATGAGATACTCGAAGCCAACAGGGATGTACTGGAACGAATTAAAGAGAAAGGAGATTGATATTATGGGATTTAAAAAAGGCTCAAAAACGGGTGCGCCGAATAGAAAGGGGCATAGATGGATAAACTATCCTAACAACGCCCACAAGAAGTGCACCAAATGCGGTTGCATGGTTGATATAACATGCTCAAAAGGAGTAAACGTATCCATATACACGGATATGAATGGTAACAAATCTAATGAATGCCCTAATTGTATTTAGTCATTATGGAAAGGTACAGAATCATACGAGGAGAAGGTTATAACGGTTGTATCCCCATAATAATATATTGGGTGCAAGTCAGAAAAGACAAACGTATTTCATCCGAATGGGTGAATGTAAAGGGCTTTGATACTTATAAGAGAGCCAAAGAGTTGTTGGATATTTTAAACGAATAGTTATGAAATCAAAACAAGTATTATCAGTCGAACAGATGAAACATTTGCAGGAGCTTGGGCTGGACACAAGCGATGGAAGCATGTGTTTTGAGTGGAATGAATCCGATTCAGACAACATGGTTGTAACCTCTCCGGATGCCGATACGAATTACGACTATTATCATGAAACTTACACTTTGCAGGATATTCTCGATAAGCTGCCGCCTGTCATAAAAAAATATTATTGGCTTGCAATCAGAGTTAGTGCACACAAGGGAATGTGGTATGTAGAATATAATGGAAGGGGGTGTACTTTATCTTATTTTTATTCAGAAAATCTCATTGACGCGGCCTACGGGATGCTGTGCTGGTGTATTGAAAAACAGATATATTAAAACTAAAGAAAAAGAATGAAAGCACATGTAATGAAACTTGAAAACAATTGTGTGATTGTTGACGAGGAATATTTTAATGAGATAAAGAAAGAGTCAGAATTTAACCAGGAAAAGATAAATGAGATTGCCGAAGAAAGGTTTTTGAAATATGTCAAAGAAAGCGGCATCAAACTTTCCTATAAAGTAAACGATATACCTTATCTTTTTCACCACGACTTGTTGTATGAAATAAATTATGATGAGAGAGGTTATCCTGAATCTGTGTTAGAGAAGGTGAAGTATGTTATTGCAGACGATATAACAGAGGCTTTGAACGACAAGTTTAAAGGACTGAAAGACGAGGCTTTGAATTACGCAATAAGCGAGTTTGGCAAGCGGAAATACGGTTTGGAGGCTACTGCAAAAATATGGAAATGTATTGCATTAATCTTTTTCATTATGACTATTGTTTCAACAACCGCATTATTTATATAGTTATGACCGAAGAACTTGTAACATTAGAGACAGCGAAGCTGCTGAAGGAGAAAGGATTTGTTTGGAAGTGTGAACACATAATAGGCTGCAATAAGGTTATTACAAAATATGACCTTCCGCAAAGTATGTCGTGTTGTACGGAAATAGATAACGAATCAGTTGAATTTTTGTGTCCAGTATTGTATATCGCCCAAAAGTGGCTGCGTGAAATAAGAGGTGTGTATGTATATGTAGAACCTGTTATTGGGAAAAGATGGAAGCTTTCTTTTTGTGATTTCAATGTTCCAACAGAAGAAAGCGACTGGATGGAGAACGAAATAAACAAAGGGAATGGCTATAAAGTATATGACACCTACGAGGAAGCACTGGAAGCCGGGATACAAGAAGCGTTAAAACTTATATGAGAAGATTTATATATATACTGGTTTCTATCATTATATCATATCTAATTTGTGTACATGAGTATAATACGTGGAATTTCATTGTTGGGTTAGAGCCTTCACAAGCTTGCGAAAGATTAGCCAAATACGCTTTTTATTTCGTGATATGGTATTGGGTTGCGAAAGCTGTTGATTTGTTTAATGATTAACGAATAAAAGTATATAACTATTATGAGCAAAGGAATTTACACAAAAGAAAATGTAGGTAATGGTGTATTCATCTTTACCGTCAATAAGAATTTTGTAGAACCTAAATTTTGGGGACTGCATGAAGAAAACGAACAGGCACAATGTGTAGTTATTATCCATGATGGCAATGCTTTATTCTTCTATCCGGAAGATATGGATAATGATACCCATATTCTTCTTGATTGGGAGAAAGAGCAAACAGGAAAGATATATCCAACCACAGAAGAAGGCATGAAGGATACCGATGGAATAGGCAATACCAAAGCATTGGCTGCATCCGGAAGCGAAATTGCTGAGAAAGTCATAGCATTGGACTTATGTGGATTAAGTTGGCGCATTCCTACACTACAAGAGAGTGTCTTAGGGTATGAACATAAGGTTATGCTGAATGCAGCCTTAGCTATCTGCGGAAAACAACCAGTGAAAGATGACTGGTATTGGTGTTCTACGAGAAAAGGAAACAAACGCAATTTTATTCTCAGTTGGGGCGACGGTTTTAGATACGACAACATTCAGGACAGTGACGATTGGGTTCGCCCCGTGTCCGCTGCCTCTCTTAATTCACTTTAACCTTATAAATGATTACAACTATGGCAAAAGTATTTATAACAAAGTATGCCTTAACAGAAGGTATTAAAGAGATAGAAACAGATATTATTAGAAGTAGATTTGAAGATAGAGAATATGTAAGGGATGGTTTATGTTCTTACTTCCGTATAGGGGAAAACGCATTCACCGATAAATCCGAAGCGTTGAAAAAGGCGGAAGAAATGAAGATTAGGAAAATCGCTTCTCTTCGTAAGCAGATTGAGAAACTTGAGAAATTATCTTTTAAAGTAGAGGAGATTTGATTATGGAACAAGAAAGAAAAATCGGAGAGGTATTTGAATATAATGGAGAAAAAATTATCGTGAAAAAAGATAGCGATTTTATATACGGATGCGATAAATGCGTCTTTAATGGTAGACCGGAATGCTGTAATTATTATTGCTTGTATTTTGAAAGACAAGATAAACAAGATGTGCACTTTGAAAAAGTGGAGGATTGATTATGAAAGCAAACCTTATTTTATTTCTTGCAATATTCATCATATCAGCATTACTCATCGGTCACTTCCGACTGGCATTCTCACCGTTCAGTGTATCCTTTCCCTATTGGCATAGGGCTGTAGGAGTTGTTCTTATCGTTGTAGGATGCTTGGTCTACAACATAGGTGAGCATGTATCCGGTTACAAGAAAGGACTGGATGAAGGTATGGAGATTGTTTTGAAAGAGTTAAAAAAAAGATACAATGAAGAAGATAATGTTCAATGATAAATATAGCCTAACCCAGGCTGTATTGGATGGTCGGAAGACTATGACGAGAAGAATTTCAAAAGAACAAATACGCAATAGTGTATTTTGGAAGAGTGGTTATGAGAGTATTCATGGATATGAAATAAAGCCTATATACAAAATTAGCGAACTTGTCGCCATTGCACAATGTTATGAAAGTTTAGGGATGAATCCCGAAATTGCACTTAATGATAGGGACGGAATAGGATTTTATACTAAAACTAAATTCGCACCCGGTTGGAAAAATAAAATGTTTGTCCGTGCTGACCTCATGCCCCATCATATCCGCATTACCGACATCAAGATAGAACGGTTGCAAGACATTTCCGATGAAGATTGCCTGAAAGAAGGAATTTACAAAGGACAATGCGGAAGTGTAGATACACATTTTATGGATGCTTATTATTATAAAGGGGACATTCAGCCTTATTGCACTCCTCGTGACGCATTCGCAGAACTGATAGATAAAGTCTCCGGCAAAGGTACATGGGCATCCGATCCTTATGTTTTCGTATATGAATTTGAACTGATTGATTAAAAACGAGAAAAGATATTGATTATGAAACGTGAAATAAAATTCAGAGGAAAAAGCACTGATACGGGGAAATGGATATATGGATTTCTCTCTTTTTTCTATACTGCCGGAAGGGACGAAAACGGACTTATCCTCACAGACAAGGCAAAGATATATTCTCCGGAAGACTGCCGGTGCGATGACGTATGGGCTGAAACTGTTGGTCAGTTCACGGGAGTTAAATACAATGATAGAGAAATATATGAGCATGATTTGGTTGAATGCGCTGGTGTACTATGTGAAGTAGTGTATAGTGATAAAATCGGTTCTTTTGTGCTATTAGAAGTTCTGTCTCAAAATCTTGGAAATAAGCCAATAGGACAAATGATAGATATGTTCGGGATTAGATATGTAGGTAATATTTACGACAGCCCGGAGTTATTGAAATAAAACAACCATGAGTAAATACATGAATTGGGAACTCTACGATAAACCACCTGAGGGTTTCTCCATTGACAAGCATACTGGTTCTCCTTTGACCGGATACGACTTTTACACAAACGGGAAAAGCGTCTTAAACGGAGGAGTAAGAATTCTTGTAAAATCTCTGAATGTTCATGTTAACAACATAGCAGACAACCACTACCCCGTGAAAAGAAACACTCCCAATAACAAAGAACCCAAACAAGACCCGATGATTAACCGTAATGTGCGCCAACGGGTAAATGTCTTTGCACGCGAGAGGTTTAAAGTAAAGCTACTACAAGAAATAGAATTTGATTTAATGGTGTGTCAACTCGAAGGCTGGAGTATGGGAAGCTACGTCAATGAGCTTAAGCAATTGATTAATGATGTTTATCGGAGAATGGTTAAGACAAAGAAAAGGAATAGCAAGACTATCAGTAACCCAAAACTTGAATTTAAAGATGAATGAATTATATATACCTCCACAGCGATTAAACCGCAACCCTATTAACGGGCGGTTTTTAAAAGGAAGTATCCCTCATAACAAGGGGAAGAAATGGGATGATTACATCCCTTCGCATAAAAGGGAAAGTATGATTAAAGGATTAGCCTTAGGGAGAACGGGAAACCCTAATATAGCGGGCTGCAATGCAAAGAAAGTAGTAGCTATAAAGAGCGGACGGTTACAAGGTGTTTTCCAGTCCTCTAACGATGCGGAACGAAAGACTGGCATCTGTGCCCGTAATATCAGGGATTGTTGTTCCGGAAAGCGTAAACACGCTGGCGGCTATCAATGGTTTTGGGAAAGCGATAATAGTTGGTGTGAATTAATTATAAATGAATAATATAACCATGAGTAAATTAGAGCACATCGCCACAATTGATTACTGCTACTGGAGATTAAACAAGCTCAAAGAACAGCTTTCCAAGCCTAAATCGACTATGGAGCAGTTGGTTGATAAAGCCTGCGGTTATAATGAAGTAGAAGAAGTGAAAAAGGAAGCTATAACCCTTTTGGAACAGATTGTTGAAAGTAAAAAGGCTATCGGTGTGAATTATTCGGGAGATAGCAAGTTCCTTGATAAATTAAAGAACAAAGAAACGCATGAGTAAACTATACAAAGCAACCCTCTTCGGCAAATCATTCATTATAGGATGGTTCAGCCATGCGGACAAGTGGTATCATAAATTTAGTATAATAAAATAATGGATATAACAGAATTAAAAATCGGTGACCGGGTGAGAATAAAACTCCCGTCACCACAAGGAGAAAGACTTTCCATACCCATGCAGGTAATAGGGATGCTTTCTAGTTTCAACAATCCAAGCCCTAAAGATACGGTATATCTTGACTTTGAAGGAAATGAGGGAGATATATGGGAAGAAGAAGTACAAAATTTAGTGTTTTCAGACAATGAAGAGAAGTCATGAGAAGAGCAGACAGAATAATCAGAGACAGACATTCCCGCATCCCGGACAAATACAAGAAGATTGACACTACGGTCAACGGGGATGTAGAAAGCCTTGCCGAACAACACAAGGAAGTGGAAAGAAGGCTATTCCCTCTACGCCTTAACAAGACCACTGTTATTTACGTCACAAAAGACAAACAGAATGAAGCATATGCAGCGAAAGCACGTAAACGGATGGGGATAACAGAGCCTAAGAAACCTTTCATTGACCCACTTTCGGAAGAAAACATTACCAAGTTGTACAAGGAAGAAAATATACAGCCCCGCAGAATGGCAGAGATGCTGAATGTAAGTGTAAGGACGATATATCTAAGGTTGGCTAAGTATGGACTTACAAAAGTTAAATGCAGATAGTAAACTTACAGGCATACAGATATAACCCTCACCAAAACGGCAAGCGGTATAACCCAATGGAGAATCCGTTCAAAGCGTTCTAAACGTTCCATTGGATAACCCGGAAAAGGCGGCAATAGTCCATGTAAAGGACATTGTCCGCCAATTCAAGCAGTTCATCTATGTAATCCCTTTTTCGCATCACGTTCAAGTTTTCTACGTTGTTGGCGGTTTATACCATTTGCCGCGGCAAGGCTGTTCAGCGTCTCTTTCTGTTCGGGAGAAAGCATGTTATATACTTCTTCCCGGGATTTGCCTGATAAAATGGCTTGTACTATTTTCCACATAAGCTACGTCTGCAATGTTCACACAAAAATTTCTTCGCTACCGGGAACATCTTCTGTCCCACATATCCGCTAAGGTACTGCGCCTCTTCCCCGTATGGGTCGATGCCGAACGCCCGTGAGATATGCCGGCATAGATGCCCCTTTTCATGGTCGAAAGAGTTTTGAAACTCTGCCGGGGAAGAAGTAAGGGCTATAACCATTACGGTTTGCCTGTTTCGGATATTGGAGTAAGTGATACCCGTATTCAGATTGCAGGAGCGCATGTTCTTATAGGCATTCACCAAATCCAGCCCCCTGCATCCAACCCGCTGAAGGTCGGCGATGATACGGTCGGTATAATAGCAGTCCACCGCATAATATACCCTTACTTCCCAATCATAATCCGGTATGTAAAATTCCTGTATTATCATAGGCTACATCATCTGTTCCCACATGATAGGATTGCCGGAGCCTATGCAGTCGGCATAGAACCGAGTGAAAGGCATTCCATTGTAAGCGTCCACATCATCTATGTAATCCTTAATGAACAATGCGAGATGGGCTTCGTCAGTGATAGAACTTTTGTAGTAATCCGACTTCGCCATGTTTGCCACGTAAACACTGTCGTACCCTGCATCCTTCTCCAGGTTTACACTGTACTTTTTCAGAAGCTCCTCTACCTGCTCTTTGCTGATTGGCTCCAGCTTTTCTTCTTTACCCGTAGATTTATTTTCCATCTTCATGCGGGAAACAGCCCATAGGCACATCTTCTTGCTGAAATGCCATCCGTACTGGCTGAGATAGTCAGCCATTGCAGGCGGTATTCTGTCGTATGTATCTAATCTTTGTTTCATATTTTCCTGATTTTAAGTGATTGGCAAAAGAGGGGAATAATCCCCTCTCCATTACATGAACTCTCCGTTGGCGCGTCTGCGTCTGCGTTCGCCCATATCATCACCGTAAGGCTGTGAATCGCGGCGTTCGTTGTAAACCGGATATTCCGGGAAGTAACCCGGCATACGGCGTTCGCCCATATCTGAGCCGCCGCTATAGCTTCCACCGCGTGAACCACCGCTGTTACGATAGCCCATTTCACCGCCCTGCATCTCACGCATGGCTCTCTCGTAACCATAACGGCAACCCTCTCTATAGGCTTCTTCCATAGGATTACCGCCTCTCATACCGAAGTCACGGTCATATTCTCCGCGCCCTTCTTCCAATATTTCCCACATTCCCATATTATTTCTTTGTTTTAGATGTTTCAGCCACTCCGAGCTGTTCCATAAGCCGTTTGTTCAATTCCATAAGGTCGGACATGTTCTTGCTCATTTCTGCCATTTGCCCTTTCAGAGAGGATATTTCCTGTTCCTGACGTTGTTTCTCTGCAAATTCGGGGTTCAAGAGCGTCAGCATCTTATCACATCCCGCAATGACGGAATTGTGGAAGTCCATGCTGTTGATAATGTCTATGCTTTTCTGTTTCATAGAAGCGACCTCGTTGTTCATCGCATCACGAGAACATGACACTACGATATTACCGTTCTGTCCAAAGTCGGCTATATCCATGCCGGCAGGTAGATTTTGGAAAGTAGTGTTCTGCCCGTTGATACAGACAACGACATCCACGACCATTTCCATTTGGGGCAACTGTCCCATAGGGGGTGCCATAGGATATTTCGGCTTGGGAGCGGAAACGCTGACTACCGGACCGTATTCGATAAACGGGTTAGCATCCTTATGAAGTATATACAACTGGTTATTGGTACGAAGTGATTGAAACATATTGGTTTGATTTTAAAGGGGTGTGGCTATTCCCATTTTGGAAACAACCACAAAGCCCCATGTTAACTACTTGCTCTTTTGAGCGGTTGCTTCTGCTGTCGGAGTCGGTGCCGATGCGGTTGTCGGACGATACCCACCGTTAACAAGGAACAGTTCGTTGGTGTACTTGTTATAGTGGATTTCGTAGATACCCGTTCCAGCAAGGTTGCCGACAGTCACCGGCTCATTATTGTAAGCCAGCAACGGTCTTGTATCCCCGTTAGTCCCTATCAGTATCGGGAGTGTAGCAGTCGTACCAGCAGGTATTGCCTGGCGGAGACTGACATAGAAACCGCCTACATAGCTTCTGTTACGGAACGCATGGTTAGGAAGTTCCAAAGTCACGTTCTCCGTGCCGACTGTTACGGCTACCGTAGGAAGGGTATTGAAATTAGCCCTTCCAATAGTAGGGAACGGGAAGCCCCAATTATTAAAAGGAAATAATGCCATAATCTTTTGTAATTTAATTGTTTATTACTATATTTACAATCGGGATAGGTTGGAGTCATGACCAACTGATAAGGGTACACCGAAGCCCTTCCCACTTTTCAATTTTCGGTATCATTTAATTCGGTAAAATCAATGACAAACGAAGAGTTTATCAAGAGTGTATCTCTTGAAGGTGAGGAATGGAGTGATGTAGTCGGATATGAAGGGCTTTATAAAGTTTCTTCATTTGGACGGGTTATAAGATTGTCCTACCAATCAAAGAATGGAACTTGTGTATTTACTCATGCCCCATCCCTATTAAAAGGATGGAATCATTATGGCTATCATTATATGAAATTAGTAGACCATAATGGGAAGTACAAATCAATGTTTGTACATCGCATAGTAGCAAATTCTTTTATACCTAATCCAATGAATTATAAAGAAATAGACCATATTAACTGTGATAGAAAAGACAATAGAGTATCAAACCTCCGTTGGTGTAATAGGTCTCTAAATATGCTAAACCCTTTCACAAGAATTAAAAACTCTGTCAATAAAAAGGGAATTAAAACATGGAATACAAGACCCGTAGTAATGTTAAAAGATGGCGTTTTGATAACTAAATATGATTCAGCCTGTTCAACAGCAAAAGATGGATTTATACAAACTCATGTTAGCCGTTGTTGTAGAGGCATTGCCAAACAACACAAAGGTTATCAATGGATGTATCTTTCCGACTACGAAACCCTTATCAATAAGTCAAAGAACTCTTTACCTAATGGCTAATTATCCCCAATAATTGTTGCATCCGCACCCACTGCGTGCATATACCGAATCTCCCATATATGCACCGTAGGCGGCCGCACGAGCTACCTCCGGATTAAATACTTGCAATTGCGGGTATGGCACTGCTACTGTAGGCGGCATTGAACAGCGGATTTTATCCACCTCTCCCTGCAATGTTTGTAGACTTGCTACTATTGGAGCAATTTGTTGCGTTACGTTTCCAAGAATAGTTGCATTCTGATTACGCTGTGAAATTTCACCTTTTAAAGTAGAGATTTCAGCGTCTTTAGCAGCCAACGCTTCTTGCTGACGACGCGCCTCTGCCGCATCCATTTTTGCTACAAGTGCTTGGAAACCTTCACGGTAAGCGTCCGCTAAAGAACGCGTATTCCCTTCCATTGTGCGTGTAAGCGTATTCATGTTTTCGCAGCTTGCTAAGCGGCTTTCATACCCTTGACGCTCAATTGCTGCTTGATTTTTGCAGCAGCAGTCTGCAATCTGAGTAAGAACAGCCTGATTTCCGGACTGGAATGCGTTGATGATTTGCTGGCTTGACATGCCCACCTGATTTCCTACATTGGCGATAAGTCCCTGGATGTTGCACAGGGCGCTCTGTAACTGTTGGGTAGAGCAGTTCAAAGAAGAAGCAAGCTGGTTGATGGCATTGCCATTGCCCTGAATGGCTGACATCAGGTATTCACGACCGACATCACCGTTAAGCTCGGCAGGCAGACCGCCACCATTGCCAAAGCGGTTGCCGAAGCCGTTGCCGCCCCAACAGAACCACAAAAGGATAATCCAGATGAACCACCACGAGCCGCCCCATTGGTCTTGGCTGCCACGTCCCTGGTTCAGTAAAGCGAGAAGTCCGGGGTCTACACCCTTGCTTCCCATCAAGTTGGGCAACATAGCCATGATGTCGAATTTGCTTCCGCCACCATTTCCGTTGTTCCCGTCTTGATTGAAGACATACGTTCTTTCCATAGAGATTTATATTTTGTATTACGGTCAAAATCAACCGCATCACAAAAGTATAAATACCGATACTGCCATGAAATCAGTTGTTTCCCAACGCTTTCCTAATGTTTTCCCAATATATTCTCAACATTTTCCCGCCTTCCATACGTTCTTGAAAATTGGAAATCATGTAGTTTATCGCGCGTTTGGTCTTGTGAATTTTAGGAGCTATCTGTGAAGGGTACATTCCCCTTTCAACAAGCAACTGTACAAGCAGATAGCGGGCGTCTACGGTTTCCGTATCCTTATCCGAAGATAGTATTCGGCTGGCGGGTATTTCGGTCTCCTGCGCCACGAGATTAATTGTTTCGGCAAAGATTTCTGACTTACACATAGTTTTTCTGAATTTTATATTTATCTTTGCCCTGCCACATAAAATATTTGATTATATACGAACAAAGCATAAGATACCGTGTTGAAGATATTAAAGCCTCCAACGTGCGGTGTCTTATGCTTTTTTCAAATTTTTATGTGGCAATAATTATTTGAACGTTGGGGGCTTTCTTTTTACTCTAAGCCCCGAAAGAGTGTCAGCTACAAGCCAACTTCTACATCGTTAATTTCTTTTTTACCATACAAATAGATTATAACTTATTCCTGCGCCTACGTACATGCCGCCCGGATAACCATACCCAGCCTGCAACCCTAATCCCCAACGCTTCTTCTTCGGCTTGATGGGAACCGGATGGTAGATGTCATTTGTCACCGTCTGATAAACCGTCTTAGGAAAGACCTGCATACTATCCAGCCGCGGGTCTACATACCCGCTCACCACCGCATGATACAAGCTATCTTCATACACAACCCGTTTGCGGTAGAGCAGGGTGTCACCTATACGTACTGTGTCATTCGGCAATATCTGCCAAAAAACCGCTATCGGTGAGGAGATAAGAACCGTGTCAAGTTTGACAACCGTCTGTATCTTCGTCTTGGTACGTATTTCTGCCGGCAAAGGCTTGAGCGGGCGGAACCACGCCACCACACAAGCGATTGCCAGCAATACAATCAATATACAGGGTAGTTTTTTCATAACTTCAACAAATAATGATTTACAACTATGCCTACACATATTGCGACAACTCCACACAGCAAGTCTGCTTTGCTCCAATTGCCGTTATAGTAGTGGCAACGGTCGCTGTTCTCCTTAACGAAGAGCATCAGCAGTGCAGTGCTGCCACCGAAGATTATAGCGGTGGATAGATAGACCACCGCACCTAAGATGTTATTTCTCATACCATAAATAATTAAATAATTAGTAAGATACTACACCGTAGCTCCACTGGCATCTACCCATGAAGAACCGTTCCACCATATAGGTTTACGCAGGGTCACATCAAAAAATTGAAAACCATTATCTGCATTGCCAGGACGTTGTGAAGTAACTCCTACATTTAAATATGGAATTGCGAGAAAATCAGTAAGCGGACTTTTTAAATTCCCATTCGTTGACATCAAGACTCCCTGATTGTAAAAAAAATGCGGGTATAAAGTTTTGTCCGGTATGTCGTCCTTTACTGGTTTCCACAGCAATACCGATGTCTTCATACTTGACCAGGTAGAATCATGTTCACCGATTAGCGCACAGTCTGAAAAATCCTGAAACGATAAGGTTTCAACGTCATTAACCGAACTGAATCCAACAACAACTTCTTTTTTCCCGTTAGGTGACTCTCTGTATATCTCAAACCCATAGTTCTTACCTGGGTTTATATAGAAATATGGCGTTTTCTCTTTATCACTATCGGTAATATCTATATTAAGAACACGTTTGGCAATAGGTATATTTTCTCCACACAACAGATATATTGTATATTTATAACTTCCATTTCCCCTATTATTAATAATATTACCGATATCCCTTAATTCAATATTTCCTCTGTTAAAAGCGTCCATAACATACTGACGCATTCCTAATGAAGTCGTTCTATTATAATTATAATAACAGGCTTTGTACCAATTTGTATCAACCAATGTCCCCCCTATCCTACAGTTGAAAAACACGCAATTCATATCCACAATATCAGTATTATTCAAAAACTCAGGCATTGTCATATCTCCGGCTTTATCCCATAACCCTCTAAAATAACAACCAATATATGTTACGCCTTGATTTTCACTTAATATCCTGCTATTCATATAAAAATAACAGCCTATAAAGTTGGCTTGAATGAGACCTCCACCACCTTCAATTGTAACTCCGCTGGCTTCCCAGTGACAGCCGGTAAAATTAGCTTTGATTTTTTGAGTTAATGTTATATTGCTTTGTATGCAATTAATGAAGTTAGTATACAGTCCTTCTCTGAATGTACCTAACTTATAATCAAAAGTCCTTTTTTCGTTATACCCTCTGAATTCATTTACCGAATTAAATATCCAAGCATCTCCCGCTAACTCTTGTCCCTCATTCATTTTGGATATAGTACCGTTTCTTAACACCACATTTATAGCATCAAGCCGGTATGTTACATCTGAATAGGTGTCCTCCCATGAATAATAAATGACATTATGCCAACGCATGACATCAATATATCTATCAGCCAATGCCAGTATATAAGGAACCCGCCTTATATTCATATTATCCAAATGTACAGGAACCCCACTGATTATGACAGGAATTTGCCAATTACGGTATTTCGTATCGCTGCCTTTAGACATGATAAATCCTTCTTTGATTGAAAGCCCGATAGAAGAGTATGCCGATCTCCAATCATTTATTCCATCATTCATGTTTATGACAATATGGAAATCTATGAAAGAAGACATATTCATGTCAATCGACAATTCATTCAAAATCTTTGCATCTATGTCTTTGGTAAACAGATAAGTCTTCTTATTGGAACATCTTATACTGCGACATATCCGCACGATTGCATTAAATGCATCAGAGCTGTCTGTTTTACCGTCATTGGACGCGCCAAACCATTCCGGCATTAAGTATTTGTTTTCTACATTCCCTTTGATATTCAACGCATTTAAAAAACGCCCCCCATTAAATTTTAGAATACACCCTTCAGGAATGCTTATCTCAGCGCCATCCAAATCAAAATCATACCTGATTTCATATATAGTATCAGGCTGATTTATCATTCCCTGGGTAAGAATATTCTTTCCACCAACAATATTCCTACGCAATATCTTATACCCCTTGCCGCTGAATCTGTCAGGACTAAAAGCACGGTCGGCAAATTTTAAAACACTTAAGCTTTCCCCTTTGTCTACAGACACAAGGTCTTCGTCGTCCGCAAGATTGTTTATTGTACCGCCACCACTTCCGTTAATGAACTGCTTGGTCGATTCAGACAGCATATCAGGAGTAACACGCTGGGAACTGAAATTTGAAATTGCATCACTTTCCGCATCCTTTATTTTGTCGATGGCTTCATCTCGAATATCGGTCAATTTATCTTCATTTGATTTCCAGTTCTCGATATTTTCAAATACTCCACCTGCAAATTCCCATGTCTCCACAAGTCCGCTATTGTTCAAGAATGACACCTTTAGCCCAACCGTTCTTATATCTTCCGGAACTTGAACAATAGCACCTTCTAATGTATATCTATTACTGCCATCAATCCCGAATGAAGGATGATGAATGGAAACATTATACTCGGTTATATAGCTCATATATCCACCTTTTCCGGAACTAATGAAACTCTTTAGGACGTTAGGGGTGATAGAACCATTTTCTCTGTCTTCTTGAAATGGAAACTGCTCATTACCCGTCAAAACGTCTCTTTTGGGGAGTTGTCCAATTTGTTGTCCTTTTTCTATTTTCTCTTCCATACTACTATTTATTTTTACTTGTAAGCAATATCGGCTCTTCATTAGTCAACAACAATGGAGCGTCATTGGCTAATAATAAATACCCTTCGTCAGGAAATGGATGCGGCTTATTTCCGCCAGCACCGGGAAACCCTATGGTAAGTATGCTGATTACGGGAATGCCGATTATAGGAATGCTGATGTGAGGGATAGTGATTGGTTTCATAAGGCTATCCCTCTTTAATCATTTTGGCTTCTGACACTTTCGTAGCACTTCTTATTGTAATTTCCATACCTGCCGCTATGCCAATAAGACGAAATATCACATTGGAAGGACCTAAGGCTTGATTGGCATTTGGGGAAAGCGGGATAGGATTCATGCCCTCGATATTGGCAAATACAGTCACCATTCCGCCCTTGTTCTTTATCTGTATGGTAACGGGATTACCGTCACTGACAAACGTTGCGTAATACGCTGTTTTGCCTTCTTCTTTTTGAAATGATAAAACTTCTGCTGCCATGATGTTTACTTTTTAGAGTTTCAATACTTGGTTTCTGTTGCCCTCTCTTCGGTGGCTGACGTGTACCCATGAGAAGTTTTTCTCATCAATGACTTGGTCAAAGGGAAGCTTCAATTCTTGTATAAGATTAAACAGTCTTTTGTTCTCTTTCGGGGTATTCGGAGTGCCGACAATATCGGCAGCACACCCGTTCATGTGGTCGCTCGTTTTAGAGCCGCCTACCGCTTTATTCAGAACAGGGCAACGGTATCCGCTTGTCACTGTGATAGGTTTTCCGTAAGCCTCTCTTAACGGGTCGAGGACATTGTCAACCAACGCTTGCGCATTGGGAAGCAGTTCTTGCGGCAATCTGTTGTCTATAGCTTTCTTATCAGCCGTTTCGCTTTTAACCAGTTCTGCAATTGTAAAGTATCTCATGCTATTCCTCCTTTCTAAAATATTTGTCATAAACCACACGAACCACCCATCCGGCAACAACACCGACACCGAATGATGCAACAGTAGTCAGGTTCACCCAAAACGGTGTGTAGTGCATGTAAAGCATAACTCCCACGATGATAGCGATAACAATCGCTGCGATAATCAGTTTCTTTTTCATTTTGTTACTCCTTATCTTTAGTTATTATTTCATTCATATCTTCTTTCTCGACATCGAGTACTTTCTTTCCGAATAATCCCAACGCTTTCAGTAAATTGAAATTATATCCCTTTGGCTTCAAGATATTACTTATGATAGAGCAGAACTCTATGAAGCAGACAAACAAGCATGAATACACATCAATATTCCATTTATTGCCGGAAGCAATGTTTATCATCACCACCATACAGACAAAGGCAAAGTATGTCACCATTTTACCCATAGTACGGCGCACGGCACTTGAAAACCGAAATTCTTCACCCAATAGCAGGCATTTCCTTATCCCGAACATCAAATCGCATACAACGACTGAAAATGTCACTATCAGCCACGGTATCATGTGTTCCAATGACTGTGCAATAAAACTGCTTGCTATTACCGAGAAACCACCCGGTATGCTTTGGGTAATAATGTTATTCTTCATCTTATCGTTATTTGTCAATTATTCATATCTTGCCGTAGTATCTGAACCATGCACCCCATTTACGTTCTTTCAAGTAGTTCGGATTGTCCTGGTTGAGTTTGGCTTCCATCTCAAATGCGCTCGCTCGATAGGCGTTGGCGTTTACCTTACCGCTGCCTATTATGTTGTCTGTAAACAGGTGGTACACGAAGCTTACAAACCATTCTGCCAAATAAAGAATGTAGTAGAATAGCGAGATAAGTAACAGCCACCATGCACTGACATTGAAAGCCAGCAATACGGACGGGATAGCCGCCATCTCCATACACTCGAAGAACTGTTTCTGATGTATCCGTTCATGACGTATGGTCGTTTCGGACAACTCCTTCAGCTTCGTAAGGATGAAGCCGAAGAGCATTATAGTTGTGTAGCCGCCAAAGAGGATGAGTTTGGCAAACCAGTTTTCATAAAATACTTTTACTCTCATAATCAAAAAAGTAAACACTTTGTTATTTTATTAATATTATTGTTTTACGCATTCATTAGAACACAACCCAAACCGAAAATCCCTGTACTATCTGCAATATCAAATACACTATCGCCATTATTAACGACAGAATCAGTTATTTCTGTAACAAAATTATTGGATATAGACTCCTTTTGTGTAATAGCTCTTATTGGAGTATTATCTTCATTAAAAAGACTAATAGCGGTAGGTGCTAAAATGAATACCATTCGATATGTTGTTTTTTTATTTCAGTTCTTACTGAATCTCGATATAAATAAATAGGGATACTACTAAGATTGCAAATAAGAACAAGTTGTGCATTAATTTCTTCATGTACTAAATCATCTGCAAATGTAATATTATCAACAAGTTGTTTAATATCAAATTCTTTGCCTGCAATCAGCTTATCTCCAGCAAATAGCCCTGAGGTCAATTCTCCTATTTTTAACATAATCATTATCCTTTAAACGGTTACACAATATGCTGTATTGTCATCCTTAGAGCCAATAGCCTCGTACTCGGCAGCGGTTTTCTTGGTGAGGGTGGTGAGGTTGTCGGAAACGAGTATATCTTTTACTACGAAAAAATTTGTAGCATTTGAATTCAATGCAATAAAAATTCTTTTTGTAACTAAGCTAATATTATTTGCATCGGCAATAGAAGTATAAGTATAAATAAACGAAAGTTCATAAGCTCCATTATCGGGATTGCAATATGTGTGACTCGTACTTACTTTAAAGATTTCTTTTTCTGTAATTTTTAGGAATAAAATATTATCACTTAATAATCTCTGTATAATATTTTTAAAATTATCAATGCTTCCAAATACAAGATTTATTTTTGATTCGGCTTCTCCTGCTTTAACTTCTTGATTTGAAATTAACTGTTGGTGAGCTTCATCTGTAATCGTAAGCAAAATGTGTTTATCATCCACATACTTCTTCGTTGCAGGCTGGTAATCGCCCGTAGGGGTGAATGATGAAGTGTTGGTCTTGGTGAGAACGTCAGATTTTGCAGGAACTTCCGCCCAATCCCCATTCTTACGACCGTATGCCTTTCCATCAGTTGGTGCTTCATCTATACCGCCTATCTTACCCTGGCTTACCCATTCACCGTTCACCCATGCGTAGTAATCATAAGGGGCTTCCGTACCTACAGCCATGAACCCGTCAACTGCCGAACCATCGGGAACGGCGGATTTCAAGGCTTCAAGGGTGGCGTATTCGCCGGCTACCTTAAATGACTTTCCTGGTTCTCCTTGTATACCTGGCTCGCCTTTTTCTCCTTTCAAAAATTCTAAAGGATAATTGACCACAGAAGCTTCACTGTCGCTTCCTGAAGGTTTAAATGCAGGCAATGACGTTACATCATCCGCTTTGTCCGCATTCGGTACTTCATTAACCCCTATGGAGTTAGCCATAAGGCGGGCAACTATTTCCTGATAATCCTGTTCTGTCCAAGCCATAATTATTCCTGTTTATCGGTTGCTTCTTCCGGTTGATTGTTGATAGCACGATTGAGCGCGTCAATAAAAAAAGGTTTGCAAAAAGCATTTGCATGCTCTTGTATCAAGGATACTTCTTCATCGGTATACTCTGTCTCTTCATTGGAGTTGTATATCTTCAAAGCGAGTGCATGCGATGCGATACCGTTACCGTTCCGGTATAATACATTCGCAAAATTCTCTCTACAATCTATATTTTCACAATGCTTACGGGTAATGTCCGTAGCAATCAGTAATTGTTTAAAATTTATCTTTTTCATGAGCTATAATTATTTAGTATTATCCACAGTAAAAATGAATCCAATGACTACCGTCAAAAACGAAAAAGCAGGATATTTGATTGATTGAAGAAGCGTTCGTTGTGCCTCTGTTATTGAAATTCATTAGGTTTCCTTTTACCCAAACATTCCGGTTCAATTGGTTCTTCAAATATACAATCCGCCCCGTAACAGCCGAACTTGGAAGAAATAGAGTAGGGTCAAAACTTATATCCGGTCCTCCATATATGATAATGTCATCGGTATCACCGACCGTATAGCTTGGTGGAGCGGACATCATACTGCTGCCTAAATTAACAATATTAGCTGCAAATCCGGAAGCTCGTAATCTGTTTATTCTTACCGATTCACCGCTTCTGGCATTTAATTCTACATTACCCAATGCTTCTATCGCATAAGTATCATATCCAGCCTGGGCTACTACTCTTACACCGATTGAATGGTCACCGTAGGCACTCAGACTAAGTGCCGTAATTCCATCCCCACGAATACCGCACATTGCCCCGGATGAGACGTTCACTTCAAAAAATTTCCCGCCATCTTTGCCTATCTTCAATGTCGCAGTCGGATTTTCCTTTTCATTTTCAAGTCCTCTGTCGGTTATCTTGAATGCACCGATATATCCGCTATCTGCTGTTATATCTCCCGTAAAAGAGCCGTTATGGCATTCGATAGAGCCATCTTCGTGTATCTTGATATTTCCATTGGCGGTAATTATGCCTTCCAACTTAATATGTTGCGACTTTAACGTTATACTTTCCGCCGATACATTAAACAAGGACGAAGCTTTTACTCCATTTTCAAACTCCGCAGCAGCCCAAATCTTGACACCATCCGCAGTGGTTAACCATCCTGCGCTCTTGCTTTCAAGATTGGATGTTCTTTTTGCCACAGCTTCAATCTTTTCATTGGTTTGGCTTAGCTGGGTCTCGAACTTTGTTATCATATCCTCGTAGGCATTATCGGTCAATGCCAGCGAATGTATGTATATATCCCCCGTAAACTTCAACTCGAAATCTCCCGTTCCGTCCCATGTGCCGGAATATTCCTTCATTGCGTATTCCTCGCCCGGTTCAAGACGTTCGGTGAAATGCAGGTTCTGACCGGGAAATCCTATTGTCAGCGTTCCGGCTGTAGCTACCTTATACCGGAAAGAGATAAAGAACTTCTTCGGTTCTTCTCCTTCCTCATAGGTAGGCTTATTGGCTAAATCAGCATTTGACTGTTTAATTCCGGAAGAAAGGATACGAAGCACGTTTCTATCCCCGTCTCTGATAATGGCAGCCATAGCGTCCTTACGGGAATAGAACTCCCCATTCACTAATAAGAATTTTCCGTTTACGGTGAAGAAATGAACATCGTTCTTTGTCTCCCAACCGTTCGTATTGCTTGCAAATGATGCGTTATACAGATAATTATCCTTTGCCTGCACCTCGTCAAGCACTTTGGAGATTTCAGAGTAAATCAAATCTTCCAATATCTTGAACTGGGTCATAATGTTTATTCCCGTTTTCAAGATAAAGTCTCCCATGAACTTGTTGCCTTGCGGACTGATAACCGTCACTTCCTTACCTGCTAAAGAATAGGAATCTATCCCGGCATACTGATGGATACTCGGTGCATCATCGCCATACACGGACAAGGTGATTGCGTTCTGACGCTTCTTGTCCGTTCTGTTTCCGAGCTGTACAAGACTATCACCTTCCTGCGGTATGTCGCTGTTTGCATCACAGTCCGTCTTGCTAAGGTCTATGTAATCCTCGCCAACACCTACGCATAAACGCCAATAATAACGGTTGGACACATTCTCGTAGATACCCGGCTTGATATTGAAGTCTTGAAAACGTATCTGGTCGCCTTCCTTGAACGGGTTCTCGATAGCCGTTTCTCCATCATCCACCAAAAGAAAGCAACGCCAAAAATCCTCGTGTTCTTCCACCGTTCCACATTTCATTCCGGCAGCGGTGAACATGTAGTTTCCGCCTGCATAAGAGAGCTTCTTTATCTCCAACTCGGAGAACATCGCCTTAATACGCACAAAGAGTTCGTCCACTTCAATGTAGGATTTACCCGTCTTGCTGTCTACTTTAATGACAAAGCCTTCACCGAGAGCACCGGAAGAAAAATTCATGGACTGGATGTAGTCTGAAAATAATCCGCCTAAGAACTTTATTAAATAGCTGGTTTGGTCTGGTTTGGTTTTATTCAAAAACAGCTTTTCTCCAAAGGCTTTAATGATTGATTCCACTTGTTGGGTAGTTAATCCTCCACCGCCTTGCCCGCCTACTATTGAATCTATCTGATTCTGTATCTTTTCTAAAGTTCCTACCGCTTTGTCATTGCGAAGGGTAATATCATACGTTGGAATGAGAGCGTCTCTTTCCTTTATTGTAAGGCTGTCAATAATAATGCTCCCGTTGATGTTTAAGTCTTCATCCTCGAACAACATTAAATCACCTTCCTTTATACTGTCATGCAGTTCCGGGTGACGCGCCATAAATATTTCATCTACTTTAGGCTCGTAAGTATATCTTACATAATCATTTTTTGCAAGATATTCTTTGGAAGCTGTTAGCAATCTTTGGGAAGCAGCTTTTATATACACATCCGGCATATCAATACCCAAAAGCACAAATTTATCTCCGGCTTTGATAGTAAAATCCTTATATGGGAAATAAAGATTCAAACCTTCATCATAGACTCTGTTGCATGTCAAGACCCACATATCACCTTGTTTTACGGGCTTGTCTGCATCTCTAAGTATTTCAAATTCACGTCCACCACACATTCCGCTTTTCATGGATATGGTGGGAGTTTCATCGGTAAAGTAATCGTTTATGTCAAATCCAATATCTTTGAGATATATTTTGAACGGTGGGATGGTTTCCCCTTCTTCAAAGTAACCATCATCTGCAATTGGCGTATTATCCTTATTCACAGAATCGGAAGCGATTTCATCCAACGCTCCGGTGGCATTTACGATTATTCCCGCGTCTTTCAACTGCTGTGCTGTCATTCCTTCCATAGACGGATATATTTCCGGCAAAGAAGTATCGCTCCCGTCAAAGAAAACCGAACCTTCCCGAACTCCGATAATATCTATGTTTTTACTATCAAGGTATGGGTCAAGTGTCTTTTCCGGAAAATCAGGAAGCATCAAGTTTTTAACAGCCATATTATTGGGGACTAATGCTCCAGAAGGTCTTTTGTACTTTCTTGGAACATTGTCCGTCTCAATGCCTTTTTCTATCCGCATCTTTGCGCCTATGCGGACGTTGTCCTTGTCGGCTTCGCTATTCAACAAAACGTAGCATTTCCCAAGAAAGCTGCCTCTTTCCATTTTATAAGAATGCCCATTGATTGTCACATCATACAATGCTGTGTCAGATAGGAATTTCATATAAAAAGGAAGAGTCACAACAGCACCGTCTATCAAATGTGTATTAGGGTCATATCCGTAAGATACATCCTCGATGGGAGCTTCGACAATAGGACTTCCATATGTTGTATAATAGTTGTAAGGCAAGTTTTTGGTACCACCATATGCCCTTAGGCGGGTAATTATCTTCTGTGATGAATCTGCGGTTTTTTGTATGGAGTACAGCCCTTTCCCCTTTCCATACCCGAACATGTTTCCTACTGCAATTCCGGCAGTACCTATTGTTATCGTTCGTCCCCTTATGATAAAGTTTGCCTTAAACTCGCTATTTACCAAAGCGAGTGCGTCCCAAACGTTTATACTGCTTATTGATATGGATTTGTTAGCCTCATTAACATATTCGGGATGTACTGTAACCGTCCATTTTTGCTCTCCTTTATAGATACGGTCAAGGTTCACCTGTATTCTTTCTGCGAGAGCATTTATGCTTTCAGCGTAAAAACTGAATGTAGGTAGGGAAGAGTAGTGAATTAAGTTATCCTCTTTTACATAGTCCAGGAATTCGCATCTTGTCAGTTCATCTGCAAGAGAGTTGAAAACTACGTTCTCATATTTGAAAGCCTCTCCGTATGTATTTTTGGAGGCTTGCTTCAATTCAGTAGGGTCGTAGTTTATTTCAAATCTTTCTCCGCGGTATATCAGATAGTCCCCGACTGTAAAATCAATCGGAGTGGGGGACGTAACGGTAATGTTAACGGAACAAGCTCCCATGAACTCTCCGTTATACTCTAACTTGTTAGCGACACATCGTTGCGTCTGCCCGTCTTTGCTGTATATTATAAACCGTCCCATTATGCCGTAAGAATAATTTGTGTTTTAGGGTCGGTTACCCGAAATGTAATGTTGAAAGTTACGACATCTCCCTCATCTGTCTTGCGGACAAAAAGGTCGGATTTTATAGATTTAAAATAAACCCCCTGCCTGCCTATTTGGGTATAGGTGTCATAAACCTTTAACTCTGTTCCGTAACCGTCTTTTCCTATCAGATAGTCCAGGAAGGCGACAATTTTTTCATTGGCTGTTCCCATATCACCTTTATAGGCAAACTCTATTTCTATATCATAGGCTTGCACGTAGAGTTCTTCGGGGAAAAAGGTGTCTTCTCCGTCTTGGTCTATCCAGTCCCTTTTGGGCAAATCCTTAATATCTCCATATACAGTAAAAGGGAAGTCCTTGCACACAATCCCCCATTGGGATTTGGTGTCAATAACAGGACTCCCCAGCTTACTTTTCTGAAAATAGATACTGTAAGGCTTTGCCATGTGTTATTTTGAGTTTGTGTTGTAAAAACAAAAAGAGCCAATCAACGGCATGCCCGTTAATCAGCTCTTTGGCTTGTTATATCAATACTGCAAATATATGGTGTATTTTCTAAATAATCAAGTAAAAGGTTAGAAAATTGATATAGTTATCCGGCTTACATTATATTTGCAATGAATACTACCTTTCGGGTGACACGATTTTCATGTAGGGGTTCTTTACCCGCTTCTCTTTGAGCTTCCTTTCAAGTTTTTCCATCCTTTCGTACATCAGTTCAATATCTTCGGATAAGTGCAATAATTGAAGTTTGAGGAGTTTGTTCTCTTTCTGCAAGTTATGTATCTTTTCTTCCATGATGAATATTTGTTTTAGTCGTTATTTCTGCCATCTGCCCGCCAGCCGTATTACTGGCGGGGTATCATAACGTGATTTCGCTGGTCGAACCTCAACGTGCATCTATGCTTGTTTACGTGGCAATATGTTTTTGGGTATAGTTATAGCTGTACGTCATTACTCCGTACCTGTAAATGTATATGCTTCAATGCTATTTGATTTTTGCTATTTCCCCATCAGAAGGCTTTCCGCCAAATAGATGGTTGATATAAGCAAGTCCTTTGGGTTTGCAAAACACCTTTTGGCATAATATGTCTGGGTGGTTGTCTCTGCGTATTGGCGGCAACAGCGTCATTTCAAAGTAGCCTGCGTCAATATACTTTTGCTTCGGTTCGTTCCTGTCTTTGAAGAATATGCCCGCATCCCTTAGCTTCCCGAAAAGGGTGTTCCTCCCAAAACCGAGATTGAGTATCTTTGCGGCTTGACCTATGTCTACTTTGCCCTCTGCTTTGAAGGCGGCTTGGGCGAAGTCGGCTTTGGGTTGGAGTTTGGCGTTCTTTTCTTCAAGCTGCTTTAGCCGCTCTTCTTTTCTTTTGATTGTTTCCTGTGCCACTATGAGTGCACGTGCCATGATTTCTTCGGGAGTGTCGTCCTGTTTAGTTGCGATGTAGCCGCCGGTCTTACGGATGGTCTTTAAGATTTCCTTTACGCCTTTCTTAAATTCTTTGGCAATTGGTTTACGGCTCTGCATGAGGACTTCGTATAAGCCATCTTCGGTTAAGAACCACATTTCGTAATTTCTACCATCTACGAAGATTGTTCGTAGATGCTTTTCTTCCTCATCTACAGTGCCTACCATTCTTGATACATCATAATAACCTTGCGATGTTTTCGCATAATCAATGCACTCTGCCACTTCTTTAGCAAGAAACAACGGATTTTCGGCAGTTCCGTAAACCGTGAATTTGTGCCCCAGCAACTCTGTTTCGCTTAGGACTTGAATCGAGTTTGTTAGCATAACAAAAAAAAGCGCACGTTCACGGCTGCTAACAAACTCATAGGAATTTAGTTTGGGGACATTTCTGTTACCCCACCGTTCGTGCGCAATATCTTAATTTATGATACTACTTGATATGTATTGGCAAAAAAATAACTCCAATGATGAAGCCATAGGAGTTTGCCGCTCCTATAAGTTGTTAGCACCGCAAAGATAGCTCTTATCTTTGAAATAGCAAACTTATAATCATAAAATCAATTACTTTCGTCTATTTTCTAAGTTATTGTGCAAATATATAGAAAATATACTCATTTTTATAATTTAATATATTAATAAATGGTGAATATGTTTTATAACATGATATATATAATAACAATGGATGTTAATAAAGGCGTATCTTTGTACATATAAAAGATGGCTATGAAAATATTTTTATATTTATTATTGTTAGTATTCAGTTTGGTATCATGTAATACTGAAAGGAAAGAGTATGCAGAAAAAGTTTTATCTATGGATAAAAGAATAATAGAACATATAAATGAATATTATTTGTTGCATTCTAATTTGGAAAAGGGGGATATATCTAAAGGGGAATATGAATCTCATCGGAAAAAGGCTGTTTTAATCAATCAAGATATGGAAATGGTGCTGCTTTCAAGATATACAGAACCATATATCACAGAACAGTTTAAGAAGATGAACGAAATTATTTTTTTAGAACTGGCATTGAAATGGGAAGAGCCTGATTGTGTAGATAATGAAAGTGTACATAAGGTCGTATCTCCAATTTATCTCAGTTATAAGCTCTCTATATCTGATAAGATAAAAAGTGTAATTAAATAGATTTTATTGGAGTATGGATAGAATATTTGCTTGTTGTATTGTTTGGTAAATAATTAAATCTCCGTTCTTTACAGTTCGGGGATTTTTTATGCTTTATATGCAATAAAAAACACTGTAATAAAGCAAAATAATATAATGTTTAATTAAAATTAAAGACTTAACTTTGCCGCACATTAATTAACTAAATACATGCTTTATGAGTAATAAAATATTTTTTCTACTTTCTCTATTTTGTGTTCTTATATCCTCCTGTGAGAATGAAGATGATATGGTAACATCTATACTTTTAGACAAGTCGGATATGACTTTGAAGCCCGGAGAAACTTATCAATTTACGGTAAAAGGCTCTCCTTCTAAAGCAAAGTTGCCTAAAATTAATTGGGGGATATATCCTGTAAATGCAAACAATCATTTAGCAAAAATAGATTCACACGGGAAACTAACAGCCTTGAAGCCAGGGAACTTTACAGTAAATGCCTGGATTGGAGATGATGATATAACGGATTTGTTATATATTGACAATGCAGTAATAAAGGCTGTGTGCAATGTGACAGTTGAGCCTATAGAAGCTACTGGTATATCTATAAATAAGGAAGAGATTGTGTTTAATGGAGAACAAAGTTTGATTTTGGATGCTTCTATTGAACCTCAGGAGGCTACGAAGAAACTGGTCTTTTGGGAAATAGATAATTCGCAAATTGCAAGTTTAGAATCGGGTAAAGACAATTCGGTTATTGTAACAGCGCTAAAGGCAGGAGAAGCTACAATTACAGCACGTGCAGGGTTTGAATCTTCTATAACTTCAACATGCAAAGTGAAGGTTAATCCAGTTGTAGCACAAGGTTTTTCCTTGAAAGAAAATGAAAAAAATGTAAGGGCGGGAGATGTTTTTACTATAGAATCAATAATCACTCCTGCATATGCAACAAAAGAAAACATAGCATGGGAGATTTCTGATGTAAATATTGCAAAGATTAATGAAGACAACAGTATATCTGCCATGTCTCCTGGAAAATGTATAGTTAAGGCTATTTTGGGAAATACAGGGTTAGAGGCTACTTGTGAGCTGACAGTAGAACCCATTTTATTAGAATCTATAAGTTTTGATAACCTTACATATAAAATTGAAGTTGGAGGACAAAAACAGCTAAATGTTGTGTTTACACCAGAAAACGCAACTAATAAGAATGTGATATGGACTTCATCCGACCCTGTGATTGCTCCGGTTGATGAAAATGGAGTGGTTTTAGGGAATACATCAGGAAGAGTACAAGTTACGGCAACGTCAGAAGATGGCGGACATGTGGCAAACTGTACTGTTTATATTGTGTCATTAGGAGGTATGATGGATGTTTATTTCCCTACATCTTCTTTGATTATTAATTCGGGATATTATACGGGCGTTATGTCATGTGCTATAAAGAACAATAGCTCAAAGACTATAAAACTTACTAAGTTTAAAGTTTTTTCTACTGGAAGCGGTAGTGCTCCTATTGAGATTACTGATGAGGCGAAATTAGGATATTTATCTTCTGGAGAAACAAGAATTTTACAGTTTAGATTATCACATGTTTATGAGCCAGGATTTAAGTGGGAGTTTGAATGTGATGGTCATTATTATTCTGCTTATGGAAGTTATAAACAGTAATTTTTACTGTTAAGCAATCATCAAGTTAAGCGGAATTTCTCCGCTTTTCTTGTTTTGTGGCATATGAATTATAATTAATCGGATTTGTTAAAAAGCTGATTTATCGGATATTTATTTGTTTATTTGTTTGTTCTTTCGTTCGTTCTTTCTATATTTGTGCATTAATATAATACAAATGGGTAATTGGAGTGAAAGGCAAGAAGTTAAGAAAGAGGGCAAGGAAAAAGAGAAAATAAGCCGAGAGACGCTTGGAAAGTTCTTTTATGATTTGGCAAAAACATCATTTGCTGCAATGGTAGCAGGTGGGGCTGTGTCATTTTTCACAAGTTCAAACAATGAGTTATATTGGCTTTTGCTTTTGATTGGAGCTTTTTCAACAATAGTATTTGCTTATATTGGTTATAAAGTGATAAGGAGGTAATTATGGAAGGTCTATTAATCGTTTTAGGAGGTTCTGGGGCTTTAGCCCTTTTATTTGCTCTTTGGCTGAATACTCGAAAAGGCAAGAAGTGGCTTGCAAGCTTATAAATTGACTATTATTTAGGTAAAACAATAAAGCCAGACATTAAGCCTGGCTTTTTCTTTGCATGACATCCCCATCGGTTTCCACAATACAATCTTCTCCATGAATGTAAACATATACCGATGCTGTATCCTTTTGGATAACATTTACTTTTGCCCGGTCGTACACGTTAATGAATACCTTGCAATACTGTGAACAGTCAATGGTTACTTCGCTGTCATGGCGCACGTAAATATCACATACAGAAAAGCCATCAAATAGGAGAGTACCTTTACAATTTCCGTTCAGAACGGCTATGTGCTTCATGTTCCTTGCTTGCACATCCTCATCGACAAAGATATTGTTTCTGTGAAGGATGTCCTTGTCGAAGTGCTCCTTTATGAAAGTGTTGGTAGGGTATCCTTTCTTTATACAGAAATCAATCCCGTGCAAATACTTGTCAATCAATCCTTGTTGGTCAGGTTCTCCCCATTGTTCCGTCCATTGCGTACATAGCCCTAATGATACGGCTTGGTTGAGCAATGTTTTGCTTAAATCCTTTTCGTTCATAACATATTATATTTTGATTTTTCTACCACTTCTGTCTATCACTATACTTAGCATATCTCTAACTTCTTGTACTAAAGCAACGTTCGCTTCGGTATTTTGGGCACTTCTTAACGTATTATTGGCTATTGCCCTCAATTGAGTAAGTTGTTGTTCGGCTATAACATTATATTTCGGAAGAATCTCGTTTCCCCACTTTTCAAGCAAAGCGCGTTTTACACTTACATCTGCACGAATACCGTTTATGTAAGAAGCTAAAATATTGGCGGTTTCTTCTGTAATGTTTTCTTGTATCCCTTTGGAAAGAGTGTTTGAAGCGTTTGTCTCTTCAAGGCTTATTCCCATTTTTTTTGCAGCAGCATTTAGATAATCCCATATTTTCTTTGAGTCTGATATTGTCCCTCGAAGGCTTCCAAGTTGCTGCATTAGTCCGGCTGCCTCTTGTTCCGTCAGATTTGTACCCCCAGCGGAACTGTCCGTAAATATACCTTTATCTCCAAACAGATAATCTCTTAGCTTATCCATAGCAGGTTTTATGACATTCAGAGAAATCATCTCCTTTATGACATTGCGCATTATATCAGCCACCGTATCATCAAAAGCCTTTGCTGCATCTTCTCCGTTGGCGAACGCATTGACTAACGCTTCTGATATTTGGTCTGACCATCCCTTTAAGTCTATACCGAATTGTTCGCTTGCCAAATCTTCATAGAAATACTTGATTTGCTCGCCTAACTCGATATACTGCTGCTTGTAGTCCTCTATTTTAGAAGCATCCGAATCTTTCTTGTCTTGTTCCGCCTCCATTTGCTTTTGCACCTCTTCTTGTTGCTTTTGAAGATTTGCAATCATCTCTTTGGATTGGCTTTGGGTAACAGCACCCAATTGCCGTTCTATGACAGATTGAAGGTTCTTATAGTCATTGGAAAGCTTTTTCACTTCCAGTTGCGAACGTTGGATTGCTTTATCCAGCTTCTTATCATGGGCTTTGGCTATGCTTCCTATTATTCCGGTAATACCGCTGACTACACCCGTAGCCCCTTGCATGATAGCCATCGGATTGCCGGAAGATATACCAGCGAAAAGGGTAGCTCCGCTTTGAGCTGTATTCAATAATCCACCCGCAACTTCTTGTACAGTGCTTAGAGTGTCTCCCATACTGTCATTCCCTAAGGCATCAAATGCTGACCCTAAATCTCCCAAAGTGCCGATAAGAAGATTAGCCATGTCGACAATATCTCCAAAGCCTACTTGAACTTTATCGGAAGATTCATTTTGTTTATCTTGTGCATCAGTGACTTCCTTTTCCGCATCGGCTAATGTTTTTAATTTAGGAGTTAATTTATCGACGACTTTAGTCTGATAAGATAAGCCGCTATCTGTTTTCTTGGTTTCGGTATGGCTCATTTCAGAAACACCAGTAGTTACTTTGCCTCCATCCTGGATAAACCCAAGTTCTTTTTGAGCCTTTTTCAGTTTTTCAGTGGCTTCCGCATACTCTTTTATGCCGTCTGATAATGTCTTGAAAGGGTTTCTGCTTTCACTTTCGTCACGTAGCTTTTTTAATACATTGACAAGCTCTTTAAACTCGTTGACTTTTAGACTTTGCCCGGTCGTATTTTTAAACTCTTCCAGGTTCTTGATTAGCCTGCTAAGAGTTGCAGAAGAAAGTCTGTCAAGGTCGTCAAAGGTCTTAGCCCAGTCTTCCGAACTCTTGAATTGTTCAAATTTGGTTGATGCAGCATCTTCGCTCGCTTTCTTTTTCCTTTGTGCTATAAGTCTGTCGGTCGCTTCTTCGCCTAATTGACCTCTTTGGCTTTCAATATCAGCTAAGTCCTTTTGAAGATTACGTTCAATATCCTTTATCCTTTGGGCATAATCTTTATAATCCTCAATCATGCCTAAAAGGTTTTCAAGGCTTTCTGAACGCATTTTCTTACTTTCCTCGTTGATTGATTGGTATAGTTTCAGAATTACTCCTTCCCCAAACTATTTCTTTACATCATCCTCTTTCATGGCAAGGACATCTGTAACGGAGAATTTACTTCCCGTATTTTCAAGCGCTTTGGAAAGTTGGTTGCGCAAATCATCTACTACACTTTTGAATGAGACCTCTCCGCCGAAAGCGATGTTCATGGAAAGAGATTTGTTGCCGGAAGCATTGAATAGCTTCTTATATAAATCCCACTTTTCTCCGGTTTGGGAAACGTACTTCTCTATCTCCTTTAAGGCATCATCAACTTCTTTCTTCGCACTGTCAATTCCCGCCTTGTCAATCTTGACACCAAGAGAAATGTATAAATCTTCTTGCTTCTCTTTGCTCCGGTCTAACTGCCCTTGGATGTATTTGTAAGCCCTGCTTGGGTCTTTTAAGTCCAAATTGACCCCGTTCTTATCAAAGATAGGGGCAAATTCAGAAATGCCCTTCACCCTTTGGGATGCGACTTCTTCTCCTTCTATCTTTCTCCATTTCTCATAGCTGGAAACGGCTTTGTCTATGAGGTCGGTACGGGCTTTCCATTGTTCGGCAATAGGGTCTTTTTCGCCTCCGGATGATTTGCCTAATACCCCAAGAGTGTCCATGATTTTTTTTGAGACATCGAATACCTTTTGGGCATTACGAACGGTTTCTTCGGAATAAGGATTTCCTTTCTTAAAGCCTTTTAGTGTTTTATCTGCATTTTCTCTTTCCTCTTTTACTCGCTTGGCGTATTCTTCATAGGCTTCATCATCTTTAGGAATAAGACTATTCATGTCACCAGCAATTTCTTTGGCTGTAGTAAACCATGCTGATTTAATGTTTTTATCTATATCGTCAGTGACAGATAGAATAGTCGTAAAATCTTCTTTTGCTTCTTTTACGATGGAGCGGGCAATATCTAATTGATTTTTCGCTTCTCGCAGCATTTTAGTGTCCATGATATGCCCGTCACTTGCTACCGAATAAAGTTCTGCATCTTTAACCCCTCTTTCTGCATCAATTAGTCCTTGGTAAGCTTTTTCTAAATTTATTCTTGCAGTTTCTCTTGCAGTAGTTCTTGCTGCTCTATTAGACATATTTAATAGCTCGATTTGCCCTTTTAGCAAAGCTTGTTCATAAGACATGCTCTTAAAAATAGAAGGATATATCCCTTGAAGCTTTTCGTAAGCCATTCGTCTCGCATCCACTGCTTTGGATGTATCAAACATTGTGGATATATAGCTGTTAGCTTTATTTTTGGCTTCTGATATTTTTTCGTTTTGTTCTTGGACTTGAACATTAAATTCACGTATTGTTTCTGCGGCACTTTTAGTCTTTTCTCTTAAAGTGAAATATAGTCCAGCCAATGCACCGACAGCAGTAATTGCTATCATCCAAGGATTGGCTTTCATTGCTGCATTTAGCGCCCATTGAGCTACAGCTTGTGCTCTTGTAACAGCAGTCAATCCTTGTCGTGCTCGGGTTAAATTGGTTATGAAAGTAATTGTTCTCATTGCAGTTTCAGCTTTATGAGCAGCATTTACAGCTATTACAGCAGTTTTGTAAAATCCATAAGCCCCTACAAGGGAGCCAAGGATAGCTGCAACAGCTTCCCAATGATTCATTAAATCAGTAAGCAACTCCAAGCTATCTGAAAGTACACCGCTATTGCTTTCCGCAATGTCAGCCATCATCACATCCCAAGCGTCCTGCAAGTTGCTCCACTTGCCTGCAAGGCTTTCCGCAAGAGCCTCCTGCATGTTGTAGAACTTGCCTCCCTCGTTGGTCAAATCCCAGAGGACATCCTTCACCATCCCGAAGCTTACTTCCTTCCGGCTGATTTTGTCAAATACATCTCCGGCAGATGTCACTACTCCCGTAAGCTTAGTAAACCGTTTCGCCAATTCATCCACCAAAGGAATACCTGCTTCTGTAAACTGCCTCAATTCCTGTCCACGGAGAAATGCCGCACTACGTACCTGTCCGTACGCCAATATGATACGCCCCATATCGACACCCACACCTGCGGAAATATCGGCAAGTCTCTTGGTTGTATCATAAAGTTCTTCATACGGGATGCTGTATGCGGACAATTGTTTGGCGTATGAAGCCAGTTCTTTGAACTGAAACGGAGAGACAACCGCCAAATCCTTAATGCGGTTGAATATGGTTTCCGCCTTCATACTGTCTCCAAGAATGGAGGTAAGGGCAATGCGTTGTTTCTGAAACTCTCCGCCAATGGTATATAATCCCCTTACAAAACGCTCTAAAGTGTATATGGAATACACATTGGCGATTTGATTTTTCAGTTCCCCGGCTATCCGTGATTGAGAAGACATTGTAGTGTTTGTCCTCTTCATTGCCGCATTGTGCGTATCGGAAGCCTTTGCAGCCTGCATTCGGGCAATCCTAAGCTGTTCAAGGGCTTTTTGTGAGTTAACGTAAGCATCTGCACGGATTATCTGCGAAACTCCCCTCATGGCTCTTAGTTCGCTTGCATCAACGCCATGTCCTTTAAAAGCTTCCTTGAGTTTTTTAATACTTTCGCTATCTACATCCAGCTTTACCTTGTAGGTCTTGTTTTTCAGCAAGGCTTCTACCTTGTCTTCAATCTCCTTTATATCTACTTTTAATCCAACCTTTGCACTGGTCGTGACGTGCATATTCACAAGTTTTTTCTTGATAGCTTCGTACTCTTGTTCTGTATAATCTTTCAAGTGAACGCCAAAATTCAAATTTCCGAGGTCTGCCATATTTATTCTTGTTTTGTATCTTGGGGGATAGCGTTAATACCGTTTACTATAAAATCATTGAGGGAAAGTCTTTGCCCTTTCATTTCCCGCTCTTTTCTCTTTTCTTCCCACTTCCTTTTTAAATCTTCCATTTCTTTCGCTGTGTGCGTTTTTTGTTCTGTGTCTGCTTTGTCATACACTACAATCGGAGCATCGCACATCAGAAGTTCGTATTGAGCACAGGTCAATACCCAGTCCATATACCAATTAGGGATATTAATCATTCCCCAAAGAAGAATTAACGGTCGTGTCAGCTCTGGGTGTTTTTCTCCGTTTGCAAATGCTGCTCCTGCCGAAGTTCTTGAAGGATACGTTCTGCTTCCTTTCTCGTCATCGTCATTATCGTGTCTCTCATTCCGGTCAAGAACATGGTAGCATTCAAGTATTCCAGTTTCTGCAATTCCACTTTTTTTTTACCGATAACAACAATATCGGTTAACTCTGTGTCTGTGTATTTTTTCCATAGCATACGCCAGTATATCCAATGAAAAAGTCTTATCTTCCACCAATTATTCAGAATAATGAGAGAGGCACATTTGGCAGTAACTTCATCCTCACTTTTGCAGGAATGTAAGACATGGGTTAATTTTCGTATTGTTCCACGGTGCAGCCATTTTATACCGAACTTTTTTCCTCTTATCGTAATATAATCTATGCTGTTCTCCAGCACGTCGTCAAGCGTTTTCTGCTCTGCTGTGGTAGGTTGATTTATTGTTTTATCGTTCATGCTGTGTTATTGTAATGTGTGAAAAAGGAGAAGGCGGCGGCAATAACGCACACCGCCATATTTTTAAATCAAAGAACCGTCCTGGGTAACTTCCACCGCACTGAACTCATTGGCGGTGAATACGCTGACCGTAGCAGTCCTTTTTGCTCCGCTATTCTCGTCGACTTTGACCGTCACCACTTTCCCGCTAACCGAGGTTTTGCACCATGTTTCCGTTGATGAAGCAGAGACAGAGCTTTCCTTGGTTGTTGCGGTAATGGTTTTCCCTGTATTATCTGCCGCGCTGGTAAAAGACAGGGAAGCTGGAGCTACGGTCAGTCGGCTTTTTTTGTCAAGAAAGCGATATTATCTTCGGAAGAGGAGCCGGACGAAGCACCATCTTCAAGTTCAATAGTTCCGCTAAGCGCAAAAGCGAATGGGGTAGTGGACGCATTCTCAAACAAGGGGCGTGCGTAAACGGCCATTCTTTTTACAAGCAGACATTTTTCTCCGTCGTCACTTATAAGCGCAAATCCTACGTTCAGTTTCTTGCTGTTTAGCACAGCAGAGAATCCCTTGAATTGCTGGTTGTTGATAGTCGCTTGCGCAATTTCAGTGGTTTTCCCAAGAAAATATTCTACCAATTCCTTGCTTACACTTGGAACGGTAGCAGCGAAAGTAATATCTCCTGCTGTACTGGTGACAGCCCAATCCGCTTGCAGACCGTGCACCTTTGTACGGTTTAATGTCGGTTCTGCTTGGGACAAGGAAAGGGTATCTACGGTAACGGGCAAATCAAAATCCGGAGTTACCGTGGCAAAATTTGCAATGCCACCCTTTACCAACATAATGGATGAAAGACCGCTAAATACATCTTTCAATTCCTGCTTTGTTTTCATTGCCATAATAAATAGTTTTAATCGTTTTATTTTATGTTTATTTTATCACAAGGTCAGTCCTTATCAATGTTGCGCTGAACCCTAATCCGTCATTTCCTTTCAAGGTCAATTTGGGGTTTGAGGCACTTATGAAATTGTCGCTGATAGGGAATAGGGAAAGAATATCTCCTACAATAGTGTCCATTTGTTCCAAGTCTTCCGCACTTCCCTTTTTCTGTCTGACATACACTTCAATGGTGCAATAGGTACGGATATTTCCAAATCCGCTGCCATAGGTCATGGAAGACAACAAGCCGGGCAATGACACCACAATGAAATTATCCATTTGCTTAGGCACAGCAGCGGGACGGTCATTTGTGAACACATTCTCACTTACCGTCTTTGCTGCGTCAAACAATGATTTAAGCGCGTCTTTGTATTTAAAATCCTGTTCGTACCCCATATCATTTCATTGGTTTAAAGGTCATTTTAGCAATGCTTTCCGCGTAATCAAATGTATCTGACAGTACATTTAACCCCTTCTTTGACTCCAAGTAGTTAGAATATTCCGTACCTGTACACATCACTAATCCTATGCCATCATTTGGAGTTTTATATGCTTTGAGGAAATTTACAGAAGTGGTTAAACCGTACTCCCCGTTGGTGCCAATCAAGTTGTATTTTTTTATGGGAATAAACTTACCACTTTCATAACTTTGGACCATTATCACGCCAATACCGTCTCCTCTGCTAAGCTTGGGGCGGGTAGGATTTTTTAATCCTTGTGTCACAACGGCGGTAATTATACGAGATAATTTACCTCTATAATAAATTCCAACAGCTAATGAAGTTAGAGTATTTCCGGTTACATTATGGTACTTGGCTGATACTACTCCGTCTTGCAGAAGTCTGATTCCGATTTCTGTTATTCTATCCAGCAAATATTCATCAATGATATTTCTCATCTTTTTTTTGCCTTCTTCCAAGACTTTAGCATTATCTCCCATTTCCCTAATTCTTAGCCAGATTGAAATACAGCGTTGTTCCCATTTCCGTAGGATAACAATCCGTTACTACGCATGATTCAAAACTTCCTCCGTAATCGGTAACATCCACAAGGTCTCCCGCAATGATACCCTTCACAAGTCCAGGAATGTCTATTGCATAATCACTCTTTATGACATTACTTTTTGTAAATGTCCTAAGGCTTGTGCTTCCGTACTTGTTGCATTTCCCTACATACAATACGGTCTCGTTTCCTTCGTCAAAAGATGTTTCTCCGGAAATACGATACACTTTGCATGTATGCGGAAAACGTGGATTATTTACTTTCATAGCGGATACCTTTTATTCATGTTCATACCCAAGTTGACAATTCTGACAGATGATTTACGGACGTTCTCTCCATACAATGCGTATATGTCATTTGCCATTTGCCGAAGGTTACGTTTGTCATAGGCAGAGCTTTGTGTACCACCCTCCTTGTGCTTCCATACACCATTGGCATCCTCTACGCTTCCAGTTACGCTCGGTGTACTTGCGCACCACATATAAAGGTCTGCCCGGCACAAGTCTTTCTGGCGTTTTTCCAACGTGCTGACATCCGTCCCCGGTGCAATTCCCCTGTCAATCAGTATGGTGGAAATAGCACTGTCCGTAACTTCAAAACCGACACAACCACGGAGATATTCCTCTATGGTAGTGCCAGTATTTGTATTTTGAGAATCCTTCATGGTTATTTACCTTTAATGTTCAAGTAGTAGAACCAGCGAACCTTATTAGGAACAACCAATCCGGTCACTTCTGATTTGATTACCTGCGTCATGGTTTCATCATTGAATACCTGACGTATCAGAGTGCGGCCGCCGTCATACAATGCCGTACGGGCACCCGGTGTTTCCATGAAAATAGGACGTCCACATTGTACATCACCCAGGTCTTCATTTGGAACATATGCCAATACTCCCTCTTCAAAGCTTTGCAAATTCTTGTATTGTATAGCTTTGGAAGATTTGTCATATTTCTCCACTACGGATATTGAATCGACAATTCTGATTTCAGCACCGATACGCGTTTCAATGAAAGTTTTGATTGTTTCATCGGGGACAAGATTAGCAAATGCCAACTGCATGCCTTTATCGGAAATATCCGGGCGTGTCGCAACTGTGTACATTTGGCGGAAATACGGAAGGTTAATCAAATCCTCAAAGGTCGTCTTGGAGCATTCCCAGTGACCAGCAGGGGCAAAATCCTTTTCTTGGGAATCGCGTCTTACCTGCCTCATGACTTTTATCGGGTCTATTGTAGTACCCAAAGCTTCTTCCTGCACCGCTTCGCTTTCCGGCTTCTTATACCAGATAGAATCCTTGATATTCTTTTTAGGCACACCGAAATCTATAGTCAATGCAATGCCAAGCGGGTTGTTAGCTGCGTCAATGATTAGCTTACCTTTGTTGGATACAACTTGATTTCGTTGGTATAGGAATGTATTGTAGTTACCACCAAGTAAGCTGTCCACTCCATTAAACAGAAGCTCCATTATTGTAGACTCAATTTCCGGAGTGGTACTGCCGATGGCATCCATCAGCATCATTTTTTCTCTTAGGATTTTGCGGCTCAGTACAATCTCATGCTTGAAGGTTGGCAATCCACCCATTTGCAGGGACATTCCGTCTGTAGATTTGGTTGCGCCATCACTGTCAATATCCACATAGGTAGCCAGCGTGTATGCACGGACTGTTGCTTCTATCTGCTCATATGTGGGATTCAGAGGAATATTAGGATTTAACGGGAACCCCATTTGGGAGAACGTTTGTTCCGCATTGTATTTTTCGGCAAACATGTCATTAATCCATGCTTCCAGCGGTTTATTCCCTGTATATCCCAATGCTGCAAGACCTTTTCCTACAATGTCGTAAAATTCTTTGTTTCTTGTGTACATATTATTCTCCTTTCTTTATTCGTCAGATTCACGCACAAATTCAATCATAGGCAGCTGTGCTTCTACCGATTTGGGAACGCCGCCACCGAACACCCTGTCTGCGTAAATTCTGCCTGCGCGCACAACAGCGCATGTTGCAAGGATACAGCCTTCGGGGATACATACGTCTTCAAATACAAGACCGTTGACATCGGTTAGCTTTCCGCCGGCGGGAGCTCCTTTGACGGTTTCCTCAATATCTCCCGTTACTCCGGTATCTCCTGGAATAAACATGTATGCGTAAAGTTGCGCAGCGGTTTTTTGTGTGAAAGTCACAGTAGCCCCACTACGTTTTACATCCCATTCTGCAAAAGAAGATTTTGCTCCTTCGATTTTGGTAGCTACCAGTTCTGGGGTACTTTCTGATGCGCTTGTTACGGCAACCGAATAGCTTTTTCCGCCTAACACAATAGACAAATCCCCGTTTCCGGATGCCTTTTTAGTGATAGTAAGCGTCACTACTGCCTTTACACCAGTCACTCCATCTGCTGTAATTACCTCTACCTGTTTGCCTGCTCCATTGAATTTTACCATTGTGCCGGCATGTATAATATCACCAGGCTTTAATCCCATTCCGGCGACATCAATCATACCACCACCCTGATATAATTCTCTTACTCTTGACCAAACAGGAAAATTTCCGCCAAATCCCGACTGGGATTGACTGATAGTGTTGAAAGTTCCTAATTGTCTCATTCTTTGTCTGTTTTAATGTGTTTATTGTTTTCGAGGAAGTTTTCCTTGCGCTCTTAGCCGGTCTTTGAATGCTTCACGGCGGCTTTTTGCCTGTTCTTCTCCGGTTTCTGCATATTGGTTGATACTTGGGGAAGCGCCATTCCCGAAAATTGCCTTGTATCTTTTTTCATAATTGCGTTTGGCGCAACTGACAATTTCTTCCACTTCCATATCTTTGGTAATTTTCACGTCAGATATGGCGATATTCAGGATTTCATCGTTACAGATATTTTTGCCCCCGTTTTCAATTTGAGATTTCAACAAGTCCATAGACTGGATTTTTAAGTCATGGATTGACGCGGCGTTTTTCTCCGCCTCTCTCTCTTCCTTCAAAAGCAAAATCTCATTTTCCATTTCCTTTAGCTTGTCGGCAAGGACGTTATCTCCTGCTCCTTCTCTTGAGTCAGGAGAACTCTGTTGAGGTTTGTAGTTTTTCTTAAAACTCTCAACTTGGGTTGCGACATCATGGTTGTACTGCCCTTGCATTCCTTGAAGAAAAGATGTCGCCTTGCTATAATAAGCGTCATCAGGCTCCACCCCTTCTGCTACCGGATTCAATTCTACGTACTTCATTAATGTCTGTGACGAAAGACTGGTTTGTCCTAATCTGGTCGTCAGTTCGGATAAGATTTGTTCTTTCTCCATCGTGTTTATTTAGTTTGTGTTATAAAAAAAAAGAGCCTATCAGTGCTTTGTGCACTAATAAGCTCTTAGGCTTGCATATGTAAAATTGCTATTCTTCTATTCTGACGCTGATAAAATTACGACATCTTCGGCATACAGTCCTAAACAATACGCTACCGTGTATTATTTTCACATCGGTCAACTTTTGCCCGCACACCGGACATGTTACAAAATTTCCTTTTTCGCTGGTCTGTTTTTCATCCAGCTTAGCGTCTATCTTTATCATATCACATGATTTAGTATTGCAAATATATAGTATATTTTCTAAAATACAATGCTTTATATGTATTTTTATATGAGAAATGTTAGAAAATTTATAATAAATCGTATATTTGCATTATATATAACTCATAGAGCTGTGATTCAAGCCGGAGTGTGCGGATTTATACTGCATACGCCGGCTTATTTTTTTATG